GACAAAAGATATATTATAAATTCATTCACAACGGATTTAACAACAGGCGAGGCTTCATTTGAATTATTAACCGACTTACGAACATTATGATAAATAATATTTTAGAAATGCTTAAGCTTGCGGAGCACTTTAATAGCAATGAAATTATTGCAACCGCAAAGGGGAAATACGAACTACCAAAAACTTATAAAGAAATATTTAAAAAAGCGTTAAAATGGCAATTGAAAAAATAATTGATTTACAAATACAAAGCAACGCAGACCAAGCCGAAAAATCAGTTGGAACTTTAAAACAACAGTTAAAGGCTGCAAAAGCGGAAGTACTTGCATTGTCAGACCAGTTTGGTTTAACCTCTCAGCAAGCCATTCACGCAGCGGAAAGAGCTGCGGAGTTAGGGCACGAAATATCCGCAGCAAATAAACTTGTTAAAACATTCAATCCAAGTACAACTTTAAACTCTACAACTCAAGCGTTAGGAAGTGTAAAGGAAGGATTTGAGGTAGCGAGCCACTCAATGAAAACGTTTGGAGTTGAGAGTACTCAATTAGAGGGGGCGTTAGGAAAGGTTAGTTTAGCTATGGAGTTCACTTCTGGAATTACTCAAATTGAAGAAAGTGGAGAGTCATTTAAAAGATTAGGTGGAAAATTAAAAAGCTATTCAATAATACAAAAAGCCATAACTTTAGGACAGAATCTTTGGAATGCAGCAATATTAGCAAACCCAATAGGGGCTATTATTTTAGCAATTACCGCTTTAATTGCAGCTGGTTACGCTTTGACTAAATATTTTATGGATAGCAAATTAAAACAGCCAATAAAAACACGGAGGCTTTTGATATAAATTCAAAACAAAAACTGGAAATGGCTAAGGCTTCCGGAAAAAGTGCGGAAGAGATTAGAAAATTAGAGTTAAAACTTGCAGACGAAAAAATAGCTTTTGAAAAATCCTCGAGAGAAATTGCAAAAAATACTTTTTATAAAAATCAAAATGCATTAGCAACTTTAAAAGCTGCGGGAGCTGACGAGGAACAAATAAAAAACCAAGAGGAAGTCACTAAAAAATCTCTTGAGGAATTTGGTAAACAAACTAAAAATTTAAACGACTCAGTTAAAGATAAAGCTACAATTATAAATCGTCACCAAGTTGAAATTAGAGCTGGAGAAACAAAACATAATGACGAATTAAAGAAAAAAGGAGAAGAAGCCGCTGAAAAAGCAAGAGAGGATTTAAAAGAAAAGAAAAAACATTTAAATTTAACAGATACAG